TGCTTACTTGTTTGTCAAAAACAAAGCTGGTCCAGTTGCTATTTTGAAAGTCGTTAGCAATCGTTTCAATAAATGTAGTAGTAGGCGCAGACGCAGCGCTAACCCATAGCAAAGTATTTAGATCTAACACCCGGTAGCCAGTGCCTCCATCCCTTAAATAAATTGTAATTGCTACATCCGATTTGTCCTCTGGGCCCGTTGGCGATGTGGTAAATGTATGCCGTGCAAATTTAACAGCAAAGCGGATTCTTAAAGGTGCTTCGTCTGGCGTTGTTCCAGTTGGCACCCCTGTAAATGTTTTGGCAAAAAAAGTATCGGATTGATTTGCGTATGTTCTGTATGCAGTAGCACCTAGCATTCGCTCTGTGTCAATCTGCACATACTTAGCAGCTGCCTGGTAGCTTAGTGATGGCTTGGCTATCCATTGCGGGCGCACGTCGTTACCAAGTTGCACAGCGTGCGTGTAGGTACCGGTTCCAATATATTGCAGCGTGTAATTAAACTGCCGATAAGCAACGGTTGAATCTAGGTACTCAGTCGCAGAAACAAGCCAATACTTTCCAATCTCTAGCATAAATCTAGCCTGCAGTATTTCGCAAACTTGCTCCAGTGCAGCCTTGCAATCCATCATGTTGCTCTCAGCATATTGGAAAGCAGAAATGTCGGTAGCTTTAATATCTTTAAATTGGTCGTAATCGTCAACAAATGTATTTAAATCAACCTGCAAAAGGTCAATGCCTTTGCGTGTAGCATCCAAAGAAAACGGCGCAACAGCGTCTCTAAAATAATCTGTTTCAGTTCCCGCTACAACCCAATAATCTTTGAGCGCCAACTCATCCAAGCACCGACGAAATAACTGTGCTATAGTTATTTTGCCATCGGTAAACCACGAAGATTCTACCTTGTAACCGCTTAGCAATTCTAAACCATCCACAGCACCCAAAGAAATAACAGGCTTGGCTTCTATGGCTTCGCGTTGGAATGTCATTTGATCTGCAAGAACTCGGCCCACGTGCACCAAAGAATTATCTTGGTAAATAAGCACAGCCCAAAATTGTTCGGATGTTGTGGCTATGGCTTTAAACTGGCCTAGCACGGTATTGGATGGCATTACCCAAAAAGATGTGGAGCGTGAAGGTCGGATGGCATTTTGATAGAATGTGTCGCCCTGGCCTTCGCGTTCTATTTCGTAGCCATTGCCTGCAAGTTTTAACTCTGTGCCACCTGCGCCCGACCCACTCGGTGCATCCCAAATTTCAACGCGATGCAGTTTGCCTGTCACGGAATAAAACGAACCAAAGTATTTTCTAGCCACGGCGTGCGTCTTTATTATATCTTTCTAAAACTATAGCCAAGTCTCGGCCCTGTATTGTAGTGCTTGCCACAAACCCGCTGTTGTTGTTATTCATGTTTAGCATTCCCTTCAATTTGTCAAGTGGTGCAATTACCTCGGGGTTAGAACTTGCGCCCGGGTATTCACCAACAAGCCCCAAAGTCGGACCGCTAACAATACCACCCTCGGCAAAGGCTGTGGCTTGTGGCCCTGTCTTTAACATGTTTGTAATTACTGCAGATCCCGCAATCAATGCCACACCCGCCGCAGCTGCGAGCACTGGGTTTTTAATTAACAACTCTTTGAAAGCCTTGGATGCTGTAGCCGTTGCAATCAATGCCTGCCCAAATGACTTCATAAATGCCGCAACCGCTCCGAGCAATTTCTTGCCAAAATCTTGGAAGCTATTAACTTGCCCGCTCATGATGTCGCCCAACAATTCGCCAAATGCTTCGAGTCCTCCAGCGGTTAAATTATTAAACGCCTGGTTAACTCCTTGCATTGCCTCTGTCATTCTCTCTTGATAGGCTTCTGCGTCCAATGCTTGCCGTAGTTCAGATGCGCGAATCTCTCGCTCGGCTTCTGTCATTGCCTTACTAGTAGACTGGATGGGTCCGCTTATTGGCTTAGGGTTTAGCTTTGGCGTTGCTTTGTCTATGCCTGCACGATCAATAGCAAAATAACTACTCACTCGCTCCTGCCCTTCCCGTTCAATTTTGGCCTGCTCTTCGTTAAACTTTCTTAACTTGGCTAAGCGCTTATTTTGTAGGGCCTGTTGCTTTTGCAACATGTCCGCATCATGGGCATCCTTTTTCGCCTTTTCCTCTGCGTTGTAATTATCGCGCTCAATTTTTAAAACGGTTAACGCCGCTTTAGTATCGTCAATTATTTTACCCCAATTCTCTTTGTTGTTTTTTCCAAAGTTTGCCCGGGCTTTTTGTAGGGTAATATTTAGATTTTGCTCTTGCTTAGCAAATGCGCCTAACTTATCGCCTTTGGCTTCTAAGATTTTAATATCATTCTCGTTTTTGGCAATTGTCTTATCGAGCGTATTGTTTAAACTTTTTAGCGCTGCATCCGCTGGAAAAATTGCATCCTTTAATTTGTCAAAGTTTGCAACCAATGCGCCAATTCCTGCAACAACAACACCGATACCTATAGACATCAAGGCCGTTCTAAATGCCAATGTAGCACCCGTTGCCCCGCCTGTTGCAACTGCGTAAATTCTTGTAGCTGCTGTAGTAATACCTATACGCACAGCGCTTTCGGCTTGCAATGCATTTTGTATGGCTTGCACTCCGTTAACTAATGCCATAGCCCCTTGCAGCTTAACCATTGTTTTCTGCAAATCCTCGCTTTCCACACCGCTTAAAGCCAATGCCCCCTCTACCGCACCAAACGCCCCAGCAACTGCTTGCACCCCACCCAAGACAGCATCGAGCCTTCTAGTGTCACTTGCAAAATATCCAACCTCAGCCCGTGCATCGCCAATGCTATCCTTAATTCTACCCGCTTGCTGTATAATTTGATTTGCAACCCCGGCAAACTCAGGACCCAAAGCCCTGGCCTCCATGGCTAAGTTGGTCAACTGCCTAACAGTTCCCGCTGTCGGGTTCTTTGTGGCAATAGACGCAAGCCTATCCTGTATGCTTTTAGCGGTTTCTGCGGCCGCCTCGCTCATCTTCTTGCCGCTCGATTGTACTACACTAACGGCATCGTTAAAACCTTTCTGCAGCTTTTCAATATCTGCGCCAATTACTATGTTTAAAGACCTTGCCATTATAGTTCAATTTTATACCCGTCCTCTAACAAAATGTAACTGCTATCTTCTAGCAGCATAAACGTGGCAACCGATGGGGCTGGTGCTGCGTAAATGTAATTAATAATAAAGTCCTGAGAGACTTGGTAAATGCCAGCAAAGCCCGCTTCGTCATCTGTTAAATGTACCTCGCTGTCAATCTCGACAGCCTGGCACAAAGCACCGTTAAAAATGCCGGGATATGTTGCATCTTGAAACGCCGCCCTAACTTGTGCAGCTACATCAATCGCATCGCTGAAAGTCGCACCAAAACTATTAACCTGCACCCGGGCAAAATCTGTACGGCTGTGGCTTGTGTTGGTGGGCGATGCAATAACGCTGACAAGGTTGTAACTGATCGCAGGAAATGCAGACTCTTGCGGGATTCGTAACGGGTTTATCCTTGTGCTAACTAACGCCGTGAGCGCTGAGTAATTGCTGAGGATGTTGTAGGCTATTTTAATGGGGGCGCTCATGCTATCGCGTCTGGTGTAAGTTTATCAAAGACATGCGAATATAACTTAACTGCTTCGTGTATTGATATAAACTCGGGTTCCTCCCATGGAAAAGTTAACAAGCGTTTCGGCTCGATGGGTTTTTTTAGGTGTGGTGCCATGGTTGTGGCAACGGCCCAGCGTGTAATTTCCCACTGATTGCGATAGGCTTGCGTCTGCGCCTCACGCATTCCCTCAAGTTTTAAGCGCCAATAACGCGGGGTGCATTTCCAAAATTGCGCCTCAGTCAAACCTAACTCCCCATAACTGATGCGCTCAACTTTACGCCAAGTTAACGGTGCGCTGTCGCCCTTGGCTTTTACTTTCCCTCGGGTTCGTCGGTTGCAAAAAAGTCTGTAACGGCTTGTGTAAAAGCGTCAAGTGCTGGCGATAGTTCGCTAAACTTTGTAATGGCTGCGCCTAGTTTTTGAACAGATGCAAATGGTGTCTTTTCGCCCTGGGCTTCGTAGCCCTCAACGATTCCGTAAAATGCGCAGGCTAGCGCAAAGTCCATAGATTTAGCCAGGTCCTTTTGCATGTTTAGATCTGCAAACGATTCCATGCCTGCAAGCTGCATCACATTGCGCAGCGAATTCATGTTAAACAAAAGGGGATGACTAGCACCCCCAATTTTAATTTCTGTGCTCATGGCACAAATATAAGATAAAAGTATTAAGGCGTGACAGTTCCAATAGTCAACGCGCCAGTGCCCTGCAATGTGCCGGTGAAAGTTGCTTTGTCGTTATTGGGTGCGCTCAATGACAAGCTGCTAAAGAAAGCAGCGCCAGTTAATTTTTGGTCGCCGCTGCTGTTGGTAGTCATTACAACAGTTACAGAAGTACCCGCTAACAAGTCAGTCAAAAGGTCTTTAAAAGATTGGCCTGTGGTGCTTACAGACGCATCTTCTTCAAAGATACCTTCGACGTTCAACGTGTAGCCATACTCGCCAGCGATAAACTCTTTAGCGCCTGCGCTGTCCTTGTTGGTAACGTCGATCATGTCCTTAGAAATGTCGATAGAGTGAGAAGTCGCGTTAGCGATTTTGGTCAATGTGCCTGCTACATCTTTATAGATGCTTATCAGGGTGCCGTTTACTGGTCCAGTAGTTGCCATGGTTATTTGTATATTAAGTTATTTTTCTTTGCTAAGTCGCGTAGTATTTTGTCTACGCCTTTAATAATTCCCTCAGTTACTTTGTTTTTATTTTGG